TAAATTTCCATCAAGAGTAATTTCAACAGTGCGATGTATCTTATCACCGATGTAACCTAAATCATCTATGTTCTTTACTGTATATATAAATTTAATTTCTTGTTTCATATTACTTCTTCAAGAATACCAAGTAATTCTGCTAATATTAATAAACCACCAGCCCATTCAATTTGATTTAACAATATTGAACCTGGTGAACAAGCTAAAACAAGAGCTCCACCTGCAGCAATACGAATAATGCTTTTAATTAAGCTTACATAAAAATGCATTTTAGGATTAGGAATATAACTCATAATATTATTTTATTTTATAATTTGGTTTAATTTATATAAATACTTGATAAAGAACAATTAAACTTTTAAAGCCTTGTCCCAGATTTGCAAATGTAATCTATTAGAGAATTTGAATCCATACTTTTTACATAATTCTGCTACAACTGGGCCAACCTCTAATAATTCTTTACGGCTACCACAACATGGCATAATCCACACTTGCTCAGACATTAATCCAACATCTGGATTATTTAAATATTTTTCTAATACTTCATTTAAATCAGATTCTTGTCTAGCTACAAATTTAAAACAAGCGTCATGAAGTACCAAATAACGAAGAACATCTGGTTTAAAGCGCTTGTCTTCTGGATCACCATTACTTGATAGCTTAGGAGATGTGGTATATGTAACATGACAACCAAGACTATCCCATTGTGGATCAGGCATTATGGTTGCATTGGTTTCAAAATCTATATGTAAAGTAGGTTTGCCTACATCTTCAACAGTAAGAATTCTGCTATAGTTAGCAAAACCCCAACGATCCATAATGAACTTAACAAATTCAATTAAGTTCTTTTGCTGAATAAATGGTTCCCCACCTGTAATCTTAAGTAAAGCACCTTGTCTTAGATTTTCATCATAACCATTCTTTTCATAGAATTGAGCAATCTCTTCAAAGGTCATCTTGTTCTTCTTAGACCAGCTGACATAAGAATCACAACCAAAAGGTGCATCTTCACTCTTAAAACCAATACAGGTGAGATTGCACATAGATAATCTCATAAACACAGATGGATAACCAATGTATTTACCTTCACCTTCTAGAGTGTAGAATACAAAATCATCTGATAAGAATAAAGTTTTATTGGGATCAATGGTCATAAAAAAATTATATATTAAATTTCATAAATAGCACTATTATCTGGGTGTTCCCAGACCTCTACTTTAGAACACCAGCAACGACTTTGCGTAAGATCTTTAACATATTCATCTGCTAGTTTGTGACAAAGTTTTGCGAAACGTTCAATACCAACCCCATCTTCAAGAGTAACAAGTTCAATCATTCCTCGTAATTCTAGTAATTTAAACATATCTAAATCTGGATCTTTTGACCAGATAACTGTTTTATGATCAAATAATTCCTCTAATTGTGTCTTAAGTTGTTTAAGACTTCCAAAGTCTACAACCCAATTGTTGTTATCAAGCGTATTGCAGGAAAACCAAAATTTAGCTTGTAAACGATAACCATGAATGAATTTGCAATGACTGGTTGCATATGGTTGTCTAAATGCGCAAGAACCTAAAGGAATTACCTTAGTAGATGTAAATTTACCCATATTGCTTATAATATGGGTTTAATAAGTTAATTCAACCTATATTTTAATAAATCTTCTCTGTATACCGCATAATCCATTTTTCTAATATATCTTTATCAATATCTTCTGGGCTTAATAGCAATGAATTTATATCTTCTGCTTCTTTGACATCATCTTCAAAGTCCAAATTCTTTTGAATACATATTTTTTCTTCTCTGGTTTTTATGGCTACTGCTAATGGTGATCTTTTATCTTTAATGACAGTATTGCCAGCTAAAATGGTATGAATGCTGTTAATACTTAAAAAAGAATTGTAATTACTATAATAATTGATTATCTTTATAAATTCTTTACGGTTTTGAGACGTTTTGAAAAATATAAAGATGGGTATATCATCACTATCATATATTTTATTTTTATATTTGATTACCACGTTTAATTACTTATATATCAATAAGTATTATTATGGCGCATCAGGAAAATAAATTTGATTCAATGATTAAACTAATTACAGAGTCGGACTCTAAATTGGTTGATAAAAAAACTTCTTTTGATACTCTATTAGAAATGATTGATGCTGCTCCACCCCCACCAAAGCCAGCTTACACAATAACCTTTCCAGCTCAAGCTCAAGCTGCGCCGGCTGTAGCCCCACATCATGTTGATGTAGGAAGCGCTGTAGATTTGATTAATACTTTTGAAGATAAAGCTAAACAAGAAGAAGGTTTAAAAACTAAAATCTATTATGTAGATCATAAACCACATATTGGTTATGGTCATTTGCTGGTTGGTAATGAAATTGTAAAATATAAGCATGGTATTTCTGTAGAGGATGCAGAAGCACTTTTACAGCATGATATAGTTAAAAAATTGAGTCTAGTTCATAAACAATTTGGATCTGTATTCAATGATTATTCAAAAGAATTACAATTAACCATTTTAGATGGTTTTTATAGAGGGGATCTAGCTGAATCTCCACACACTATTCAATTGTTAAAAGATAAAAATTTTAAAGCTGCAGCTAAAGAGTATCTTAATAATAAAGAATACAAAACCACTTCATTAAGTGGGGTAAAAAATAGAATGCTTCATAATGCCAAAGTTATGGCAAATGAAGTTAACCAATAATTCTGGTAATCCAGTCGTTAATAGAATCTGCGTTATCTTTAGTAACGGTCTTAGTAAAAATAGCCTTATCATCTGGCGTTATATTTTCTGAACCAAATGCTAATGCTTTTAAAGCTAATTGAGTAGCAAACACTTTACCTTCTGGTGTTACTGGCTCTTCTGGAGCAGGTTCTGGTGCTGCTGGTGTTTCAGGTGCAGGTTGAGCTTCAGGTGCAGGTTGAGCTTCTACTGGCTCTGCTGCATCTGCTTCAGATAAAAGCTTTGAATAAACATTATTGACTAAACTATTAAATTTGCTCATGGTTGTTTTAAAATTGCTTGGGCTTGTTGTAATTTAGAATTAGCAGCAGCAATACCAGCTAGAGCTGCTGCTTTTTGAGCTGGATCTGTAGAGTTTGCTTGGGTCTTAAGTTGGTTTAACTGATTATTTGTTGTATTAATATCAGTCTGGGCTTGTTCCTTTTGTTTCTTTTTTAAAGCTACAGTATCATCATTAACCTTTTTCTGGGCTTGAGCCAAAGCAGGATTAGGCTGTGTTGATGTAGTTGCTGGTGTAACATCTTCCAACATCTTTAAAAATTTGCTAGGTTGCTTAGGTTTTAAATCTGACATTTATTATATTTAGTCTAAAAAAGTTTAAATTCTACCCGTTGATTTTTTTATAAAAGAATTTATAATAATTCAGGAGAAGAAAAAGACCCACCCTACTCTTATGCCTAAAGAGCATAATAGTCATATAAATACGCTATGGGTGCTATAAACCTTTGTCCAATCTTTAGTGAACCTGCTTCGCAGGATTCACCTCCTAATTCTCTCCTAATATTAATATATTATTAAATTAAAACTGAAAGTTTTTTAAACCGTGTTTAGTGCTAAATTCTTGTTGTTTTTTGCGATTAAATTTAAGATTGTCTAGGTTTGATAAGGTATTGCGTATTAAAGAGTATATTTCTAATTTATCACCATCAGTAATAGGCTTATAAAAGACGTTAAAAGGTTGTAAATGATAACAATAGGTTATTGGAAAAACCTTAAGAAGTCTATTAATACATTCTATAATCTCATTATCCGTGTTATTTGTATATATAATGGTTTGACGGTATGATCCTAGTCGTTTGTATTCTTCTGTCAATATCTCAAAAGTATATTGAAGTAATAGCTTTTTACGGTCCTTTGTATCAAAATCTGTAGGGTGAATACCTAGATTACTAGCATATTGATAGAATTTAGCCAATACTGCAGCTTCAATTGATTCAAAATCAATAACATTCTGATTAAATTCTGTTTTATAACAATTTAACACAATCTCATATTAAGATTGTTTATATTGATATCAACCTTTTAATTTTAATAACAAAGCTGCTGGAGCTTTACCTATTCTACAATTTATGATACCGTTATAATATCCTTCTTTGAGTAACACATCATGATCAAATTGTATTTTAGATTCATAATATGCTAGCTCAAATTTACTGTCACAAAAGCGCAATATCTCAAATTTAAATTTATCTTTACCAAATTTTTTAATATCTTCATTAACGTCATTGGAAGATGACGTATAAGTCTTCCAATCAGTCTCTACATCAAAGTGTCTTTTGTTTTTTCTTCCTTTGAGGGGTTTGAGTTTTTTGACACTTTTGATTTGTTTCTTTCCAAAATATATCCGGCCAGAAAGGGTGTTAGTAATGCGGTAAATAAACCCGTAAGGTAAATTATTAGCATTAAAATTTTCATTTGTGGTCCAATGGCCTAAGTCCATCAATATAATTATTACAGACTAGGTGGAGTTCTACGGATTATCTTAAAAGGTGTCTTAAATCCTGGACTTTTCTTAGGAGCTTTAAATTTACTTTTTTTAGGTTTATCTACCTGAGTTCCAAATAAATTACGAGCATCATCTGGTGGTCCATATACTCCTGGTCCACTTTGGCCTATATTACCCGTGGCACTTGGATTAGACATACCAACATCTGCTGATATATTGGCTACCGCTCCATTCATTTCTTTCAACATTTCATTAAATTTTTTATTGAACTTTTTCACGGTGATATTTGTATAATATGTATTATACTTATCTAAGCAATTATGCAAACCTTGGATTTAGAAAAACTTTTACTAGAATATCAACAAGAAATTAAACAAGATATAATGGTTGATGAATTGTCTTTAAAAGACAAGATCATGATCATTCCAACTCTTAAGCATAAATGGGTTGCTAGACTTATGGCTCATAAAGCCCAAATTAAGAAATTGACGGATGTCAAAAAGAAAAAGATCAAAGAAATCACAGATCAATCACCTATTGCTCTTTCTAAGCATACTTTAAATGAAATTTTAGATAAAAATGAAGATATAACCATTATACAAGATAATATAGGTAAACTTGAGACTATAATTGAATATCTTGAAAAAGTTGAAAAGCTTATTGGAACTATGACTTGGGATTGTAAAAACCTTATAGATTTACAAAAACTTGAGACTACTTGATGAAGGTAGAATTCCAATATGACTCCAAGCGTAAAGAAGTAAAGATTGTTTCCGAATTCTTAGGAAACATAAAGGAAGCTTTTTCGGTTAAGAATGAGGCTGCTAAATTTAATAGATATAATAGATTTTTACCTCGTAGAATATATGCAATAACTGCTGCTGGCTATTGTGGTATTGGATTGGTTCCAGAAATAGTAGATTATCTTAAAACCCAAGATGTTCCTTTTGATATAAATTATAATGCAGACTATTTAGAAGCTTTAAGCAAAACCCATATAGTTGCATCTGAGCCTTCAGTAAAAACCCTTAAAAGTCAATTTGAGCTCAGAGATTATCAGCAAATAGCCGTAAACAATGCTTTAGATAAAGGTTATGGTGTTGTTGAATTAGCTACAGGGGGTGGTAAGACCTTAATTATTGCTAATTTGGTTTATGCAGCATTGCACAATATAGATCTTACAGAAAAGGTATTAATAATAGTTCCAGATTTAGGTCTAGTATCTCAAACCTATAAAGATTTTGAGAATTATAACTTTCCGATGTCTATAGTGAGCAAATGGACTGGAGATTCAGAATTAGATCCTAATGCTAGAGTTATTGTTGCTAATATGGGTATTTTACAAAGTAAAAATTCAGATATTAGTTGGTTTAGTAAAGTGGGTTTATTGGTTGTAGATGAATGTTTAAGAAAAAATACTACTTTAATTACACCTTCTGGCTACAAGTATATACAAGATATAAAAATAAATGACTTAGTAATGTCATATAATATTGAGACCGGTTGTAATGAATTTCAAAAAGTACTAAACGTTTGGCGTAATTTGTACAAAAGCAATGCTTATGATCATTTTTTAGAAATTACAACAG